AAAATTTTACAATAACAACAAATTTTATTTACAACAAAATTTTACAACTTAAAAAATTGGTTGCCATTTATGAAATTTAGGATTATAAGAACATGTTAATTGGACACAATTTTTTGATTGTTCAAAAAGATGCTTTAATTTTTTAGATTCTGCAATGCCTTTTACATAAAGTACACCTTCTAAGTTTTGTGTCATTTCGTTTTGTACATTATATACATCTGTATATTTTGTTTTTGTAATTATTTTTATTTGTGTACTTTGTGTAGGTGAGATTGGTTTTATAGTTTGTATTTTTTTGTAAGTATATACATTTTCAAGACAAGCAATTTGATTTTTGTATACAAAGTTATTGGTAAATATTTTAATGATGTTTTCATTGTCAGAGTGAAAAACTGGATGAATTTTAATATTTAAGTGATTATTCAAATGAGACAAATTTCTATTGTAGACTAATTCATTTAGAATGTTGTATCGGAATGAATAATCACCACGGATAATTTGGTCTTCGTAAAACAGAATATCGGTTAATAAAAAATTATAAGATTGTTGTGACTCGACATACAAGTATCCTTCTAAAAGTACATTCATCTGGAATTGATTGTTTATTTCAAGATAATAATCTGAATTTTCAGTTGCGTGAATAGTTTGATTTGTGTGAATGGGTTGGTGTGTGTGAGCGGAAGTCGCGTCGTCAGGAAACAAATAAAGAATATTGTAATCTTCTTTACATTGTTCTAGTTGACGCTTGGACGTAATGTACATATAGTACTTCATTCCATTGTTTGGAATAATATGATAATTGTTTTGTTCAAAAGGCGATGCTTTAAGTAAATTTTCAGCTATAAATGTATTATACATGGTTAGTAATTTTGCTAATTGACTTTTTAACAAAATTGTTTCGGAATAATTTACACTTTTGTTAATAAAAGAAGCACCGGACTTGTTCATTAAAATTACAAATCTATTAAAATTACAAATATAACATTTTATTTTCAGTTTTTCTTAGTTCGAACGTCTCTTTTACTCGGTTTATGTGTAAAAAAAATATGCTCGATATTAGTAGATTGTAAATTGTAGCCTTGATGTCGGGCTCTGTATATTTTGAAGGGAATGCATATATTGATGGTGGTCAGGTTCAAAATACTAATATTACAACTTCAAGTATTGGTAATTGTCGTATTACAACGAGTTCATTAGATATGAATATGGCAAATATTACAAGTGTTAAAGATCCAATTAATCCACAAGATGCAGCAACAAAACAATACGTAGATGATTTGGATATACGTTTCGCAACTGTTACATTGACAGGAACTGACAGTACAGTAATATCAAGTAATATAAAAGGAAGTTATACTATAACAATCAGAAATTTAATTGCAAATGGACCATCTGGAATTTTCCATGTTACTAAAAGTGAGGCTCCTCAATCAGCCCATATAGTTCGTACTGTAGCTGCACCTGGAGTAGGTACAACAATTACTCTAAGATTATCTTGGCCTCCTAATTCAGGTATTCTAATGCAAAAAACTGGGGCTAATTTTGATGGAAGTTATCGTGTAAAAATTATGTAATCTATTACGTAAAATTTCCAGTTAATTTTTCCTTTAAATCTGAAAGTTCAGTTTCAAATACGGACAACTTATTATATAATTCTACCAAATCTTTACGATAATTAACTAGTTCTTCGTTTTTTTTATTTTTATCAGGTTTTTGGATACTATTATTATTGTTGTCGTGGTTGTCATTGTCTTTGTCGTCTGTTTGATTGTTATTTTTTTGGGTGTCATCTGAAAAGTATACGGTAGATGTCAAATAATTTGTACAACATACAATACCTATTAAAAATAAAGTTGTATAAATCGTATCCTTTCTAAAAAACATTGAGTAGTCTAACGTAATCATATAATATTAATATGTATGATTATGTGAGTTTAAATTAAAACGTAACGGACGTGAATCGAAATTAAAACGAATGTAAAATTGACGTGAATCGAAATTAAAACGTTAAGTAACGAATTGACGTGAATCGAAATTAAAAGCGTAACGTAACGAATTGACATGAATCTATACTTCTTTTGGTTTGAGTGGAATTGGATCAGATAAATCTGACAAGTCAAAATCTTGATCGTCCTCTCCTTCTCCTTCTCCTTCTTGTGATTCGTTTTGTGCTTGTTGTTGTTGTTGTGATTCTTCTTGTTGTTGTGATTCTTCTTGTTGTTGTGATTCTTCTTGCATTTCATTTTGAGGTTCTTGATTATTTTGAACGAATTGTACAACTTTATGCAATAAGGCTGCGTCATTAAGTGTATATGCACCATGACGTTGTCCTTTGTGAACTCCTTGGATTAAAAGATTTTTAGCTGCGGCTTCTGTCAGTTCTTGATCATGCACGCCTTTGATAAGCAAATCCGATGAACGTTTTAGCAATTCAGCTTCGCCCAAAAGATAAGCTCCTTTAGACTGTGCTAGTTCAATATATTGTGATAAAATTTGCACGGAATTTTTATTATTCAAAGTGATAACTTGTGGTTGAGATTCCATTTTTGAGTGAAGTGTATTATTAGTTAGTTAATTCCAATTACTTTTAAATTTAATTGCTATCGAATTGGTTTGTTTTGTATTGTTAAATTAATGGTAATTGGTAAGAATAATAATGTTAAATGTACTTGTCAAAGATTTAACAAGCGATGTTATCAAATACATACACAAAGAAAGTACAAAAGTATCTAATCGTAAAAGAATACATGACATTTTAAATATGGTAATTACGATTGCTTTAGAAAAAATACAACCTTATTTATATGCTATTATGGCACTGTTGGTTATTATGTTCTTGATTAATTGTTTCCAATTTTATTACTACATAGCGTATATAGTTAATGTGAGATACATTAACGATTTACATAAAAATTTAGAATTGTCGATTGAACACAATTAAATTCACTTTGTGGTCGCTGTCGTTGTGGTCGCTGTCGCTATACAAATGAATTCAGATTGTATTGTTTTTCCCATGTATAAAAAATAGATTTGCGTTTTTCTATAGAATGTGCTAAAATTGTATCATAATTATTTAAAAATACTGGGTCTTCGCATAAAGAAATGGCTGTTTTTAGAAAATTACATTGTTTAGTAAGCAATTGTAAATTGGCTTCGTGGATACAATCTACGAATTCTTGAGGAATTGTTTCGAATAGTCTAAATGATAAGTACTTACTTTTGGTCTTTTTAATTAGATTATATATTTCTCCTAATTTACTAATAAAAAATGCACGTTGATCTTCGTCTAAAATGAAACCTTTGCATATAATGTATTTTTCTGAATTTGTAGGTCTGCTTGTTTTTGGCTTATAAATTGAGATTGTATCATACATTAATGAAAGCAAGTACATAAGATGCATACTAGTTTCCGTGAAAATATCAAATACTTTAAGTATAAAATGACCACCTTTTTTTTGTAACTTGACAGCTGCATAAATTTCGCTTAGAATAAGATTGTAGTGCAATTGTTCTTTATTATTAAAATCCGTTCCTTCATCAAATCCTCCATCAGCTGTAATTAAAAAGAATTGGTTTTTAGCAATGTGTCCAATATAATCAATATTGGTCCAATTATTGATATCGCCAGTGTCATCTTTCCCGTAAGTAATGCAAATATGTTTATTTACTATATTTTTATTATAAGATGGCAAATTGTAGGCTTTATATTGTGGTAAATCTTTATTAAGAGAAATTGTATAAATTTTGTAATCTGTTTTAGTTTTTCGTTTGCGTTTTTGTACAGTTGTAAACCCATCATCGTCGACCGTGTTGTTGTTTATGGTAGTATTGTGTTCATTACTACCAATTCCAATTCTATCAACTTGCAAATATATATTTGTACCTTGAATAAAACCACCTGGCGCTTCTGCACAATGTAAAATAAGATCGTTATCAGTGTACTGTTCATAAATATCATACTCATTAATAATTTCCCAGTATTTATAAAATGCTCTGTTGATAATTGGATCCTTGACCAAAAAGTCATATTCATTAATATACCATCTTACTTTTTTCCAATCATCAGTTTTGATTTTATCTATACGTGCTCTATTTTCATTGAGAATTGGTGCATATCCGTACTTGACATCTGGTTCTTGTGGTTCGTTAGTAGCTTTTACAGATACATTAAAAGGAACTTGATTTTTGTTATTCCAAAGCGTAAAAGCAGACATTTTTGCCAAAGTTAGTTAATAAAATATATTAGCTTTAAATAATTCATTTTATTTGAGGTAAAAGAGCTTTAAATTTGAAGTAAAAGAGCTTTAAATTTGAAGTAAAAGAGCTTTAAATCGGATGTGTAATTTAGAAGTAGAAGTAAAATTTATTTGAAGTAGATTTAATTCATTTAGATATATTTTCAAAAATTCTTTGATAAAGTTCTTCTTTTTTACCAGATACTTTTAAACCCAATTGGGCAGCAATTTCTTTAAGTTGTTTTAATGTTACTTTGGGATTTGTAATATTTTGTAGAATAGTTGTATCTTCTTGTTTTTGTGGCTGTTGTTGTTTTCCTTGTTCTCGTTTTTGTTGTCCTTGTTCTTGTTTTTGTGGCTGTTGTTGTGAATTTTGAACGTCTTGTTGCGTAAAAAGAATGTTGTCTTTGTGTAATAAAATGTACCAATTATCATAATAAATATTATCAATTGTTCCATCAGGTGTTTTCTTTTCTATTGTGTGTTTATGATAAGTAAAATGAATAACATTATGGGAATTAGACCATGTGTCTAAAGTACTTACATAAAAAGGTGTGAGATTTATATTCGCTATTTGGAAAACGTGTTCAATATCGGAAAATGTCACAATTTCATGATTTGGAATTACATGTTTGTAATATTTGTATTCAATGCAATTAACAATGTCAATAATATCATAAAGTGAAGTGATTTTATAAGCACTTAAATTTTTTTGATGTAAATCTATCAGTGAAAATGTAGGAAACTGTTTTTGATTGGTCACATGAGATATATTACTTGGAATTTGTATGTCGTGGTGGCATTGTTGTATTTGGTTGTGTGTTTGATTGCCCTTTTGAAAAACGCAGTATCGATTCAAGAAAGAAATTTCTCGTTCTTCAGGTGTCAGTAAATTTTTGAAAGAAGCGTCATTAAAATTGGAGAATAATTCTGTTTCCCTAAGGTGATAGCCATGTTCTTTCATCGTTTGAACAAAATTATTGTAATCAATAATATATTCGTTTGACCCTTCTGTCAAAATATTACTTCCATTTCCATTTAGCACAATTCGCAATTCATTTCCAAAAATGGAATTGGTCTCCGTTTGTTTTATGTAGTAAACAATTTGGTCGTCTCTTTCTCTAAAGAAGACTTTCTGTGATTTCATCAATTGTTTAAGGGCAGTGTTGTCCATAAAAGTCACAATAAATGAACCACCGTTAATCAAAGATGCATCAAGGATTTTAACAAGTGAACGGAATGATTCTTCGGATTTGAAAAAGTAGTGTACTCCAAAATGACAACATATATTATCAAATGGGGTCGAGTTGTGTGATAAAATTTCTTGTGCAGCATCACTTTGGCACAAATCATATTGATAAAAATTAAATTGTTGAACCAAACCTTTCATTGAATTGATTCTTCGTTTACATTCGGTTATATTTTTTTCAGAAATATCATATCCAACAACTTCTCCGATATTGTTATGAATCCATTTGTGAAGATCTCCTCCTTTACCTGAACATAATTCCAATAAGTGCTTGGAATTTTTAGTATATTTATTATACAAGTATTCCTTCACTTTATTATGATAACGTCTCATTCTTTCAAAAAACAAGTCTTCTTTTGATGTGCTAAAAGTTGTGAAACGGAACAATAGTTCCTTTTCTACAGGATTATGTATATTGTTCCAAATATCACATGCAACGCTACTAAAATTTCCATGTTTTTTAGGATTTTGTGTTTTATCCCATCGTGTTCGCAAAGGAACAAATTTTTGAGCAACGACGTCCCATGAATATTCAATTACTGTACCACTTTCGAAAGGAATACCAGTGGTTGGATCAATTAGAGACTCACTGAATGTTGTTTGAAATGTCATGTAACCGAGTGGTTCTGGCGTTTTGCATAATTTTTCAACGTCAAATAATACTTTTTCTGTCGAATTCACTTGCTGACCTTTTTTATCGGAACTGCGTTGTTGTGGAAGTTGTTCTTTGTGTTGAACATATAATTCCCAAACTCCATCTGCTTTACGAATAGAATAAAAGTCGATAGTATTCAACTCGGCAGGTTTCCATTTAAGTAAATGTGCCCATTTTTTAGTTGTAGGATAAGGTTCATTTGTTGGTGTAAAGATTAAACCATCGTTTTTATATAGTTTTTCATCAATCGAATTTAAAATTACCTCTGAACCTAAAAAGACATTTTTATGAATAAATTGTTTTGTAGAAATTGCATATAGATCACCACCGTCTAATTGGGAAACAATTGTTTTTAGTAATTCTAAACGACGTACTAAGAGATAGTCTGTATTGCCACGGAGATCTGTACCTTCATAAAAAATTAGATCAAATGCCAAAAAATGAAGCTGATTGTTTATTTTAACAAGTTCGCCATCAATAAGAGTATTTCCTTTCATTTTGTTATCTACAGTGACATTTGTTTTAAGGACCTTTGAAATATTGGAATCAAGAAAATAAACCGTTTTGTTAGAATTGGAATTGTTAGAATTCGTTCCTGAAATGTAAAGTAACATGCGCTCACCATCAGCTTTGTCAGTAACAGAATAACTCGTTTTATACAAATTTTGTAAATCTGATTTTTGTAAAGTTTCAGGTTGAGCACCAATGAAATGGTGAGTTTTTACTAAATTTTTATATTCTTGTAAAATGTTTCGCTGTTCAAAATTTGAAATGACCAAAAAGTTTTCTTGACGAGTTTGTAAAATTACGGTTAAAAATTGATAAATAGCAGAAATGTCACCACTTGTAATTTCTAATTCTACTTCAAATTGGATCTCGCCATTACATATGACTCGAGTCAAGTCTAAATAACCAATGGAGAGAACAAAACGGGTTCTTTGTTTTTCACGAGTGATTTGTAATTCGCCGATTTGGCGTTCGAATTGTTCTTCTGTGATGTACTTTTCATTAGCCAATGATAATCTCAAATTGTAATCAAAAACATTGTATTTTTTAAAAGAATTTTTAGTTAAAAAGGTTGTGTTGTTAGTATTGTTGTTAGTATTATGGTGTACAATTTTTTTGATAATTCCTTTACCAGAATTTGAGGTGTAAAGCTTTTCTGTTGTTTGAATCTCTTCTTTTGGAAAACCTTGCCCTTCAAAAGAATGTTTTAAACGGTAGAAAAAGTCAGTTTCGACACTGCTTACAAATGTAGATTGTTTCGTTTCACGATGATAAACAAAGTTACCAAAACGAATTTCGAATTCAGTACCTGAATTACGAGGGTGAGACACGTATTCATTTAAAATACGATGTTGTTCACCGGACATTGCGAAAAATTGAGACATTGTGGAAAATTGAGACATAGCTTAAGTTAAGTTGAAAGAAATTGAAAAAGGTTAGACACCTTTTGTTATTATCGAAAACAATTCAATTTTTTAAATTGTTTTGCAATTGTAAGAAATAATTACAAATGGTAGGTCATACAGATTATCGAATTGGTGATTTAAAATGGTCAGTTCAAAACTCTGATCATGACTTTTGGTTAAAATGCGATGGTCGAAGTATCCGAAGAGCAATATATCCAGCTTTGTTTGACTTAATTGGTACAACTTATGGCAGTGCAAATAGCGAAACCTTTAATTTACCTGATTGCCGAGGTCGTGTTGTTGGTTGTATTGGTTCAGGTGTGGGTTTAACAGCACGTACGGCAGGTGCATCTGTGGGTACCGAAACACATACCTTGACAGTATCAGAAATGCCAAGTCATAGTCACACTGTAACTGATCCTGGACACAACCACGCAACCACTGATCCTGGGCACGCTCACGCGACCACGGATCCTGGACATTCGCATAATGTAGGTAATACAATTGTAACAAACGGTGTTAATACAACAACTGCACTTGACAGTTCACCACCACCAGAAATTAATCTTGCGGATACACAAACTACAACATCTACTACATCTACGACTGGTGTGACGGTTAATTCTAATACAACAGGTCTTACAGTAAATACTAATACAACTGGAATTACATTGGGGAATACCGGTGGAGGAAATCCACATAATAATATGCAACCTACTATTTTTATTGGAAATGTATTTATTGCCTATAAAACACAAGTTAGTTACTAATTAAATTACTAATTACATAATTTACAATTTATTCAAATTACCTAAAATTAATTTGAATATTAAATAAATAGTCTTTCGATACATTCGATGCAGTTATTTAGCTGTAAAAAGTGGAATAATTTTTGAATATAAAAGAATGGGAAATTAGGATCTGTCAGTTGTTCTTTAGGTAAGATACCAAACCAAACAGCAACGAAAAATGGAAAAATACATGCCGTTATTTTATAATCGTTGATAAAATCTTTTTTCTCATATGATTGGACACCATATTCTTGTAATTTTAAATAATAGTAGTCAAGTAAAATAGTATTGTATTTTTTGATAATTTGTATATCGTAACTTTCTATCATCATAAATACAATATCCGAGACTCCTTTTCCGTGATTGACATATTGCCAATCTATAAAATATGGAATGTTGTTTTGTAAATCATAAAAAATATTTCCAGATTTTAAATCACCATGACAAATAGTCAGATTATCTTTGTTTATATAATCTAATAACCTGTCAAAATTGTTTACTATAACATCTCCAATTTGTAATTGTTTACTATCTAAAAATTCTGACCATTTTTGTTTAAACACGTTCCAATTAGCTTTTATAAAAGTAGACATCACTGTAAGATGTTTTTTATCAGCTAAGATAGGGAAATGGGTTAACACATTTCTATTCCAAAATTGACTATGCATTTTAGCTATATTTTGTACAATAGATAGTGAAACGTCTAAAGATAATGTGTTCAGATCTGGATTCAAACACAAATTGCTTAAATCTTGGAGTAAAATACCAATATTCTTATAGGATGAATCTTTTAAAATGTAATAACAGCTGGGATAATGTATATCTATGTAATGACAAATATTGTTATAGAAATAGTATTCTTTTTTATAAAGTTCAAGTTGAGATGTCATAAACGTTAAGACATTTTCATTGTTATTTTCTAATTTTACTACACAATGTAAAGTGTTACGAGTGTCAAGACTACCATTCAGATTCGGATTCAAATTCAAATTCAGATTCAAATTCAAATTCAAATTCTTAATGTCTATAAAACATATATCGGCTATATAGCCACACTCAGAACCTATTTTTCGTATATAAATATCATCTTTATTTAATGTTTTATGTACATTTTTCATATTATTATGGACAATTTGGATTAAATTATCCCTTTTCTTTTTTTCTAAAATGTAGTGGATCTGGTTAAGATCGAACGCAGTATAATCAGGTATACAATGCGTAGCACCTAAGTCAATTAGAGTTTTGTCATTTAAACAAGTGGTCATGGCAATAATAGCACTAGGATTTGTTAGATGAGCACTTTTCATTCCTGATTCTGAATCCTCAAAAATAATACACTTGGTATTTGAAGCATTAAAAAATTTAAGAGCTGCCAAATATGGATCCGGTAGGGGTTTTGGATTCTCACATTCATTGCCTATAACAATATGATCTACGTATATATCTAATTCGAAGTACTTAATTAAAGCTTCCGCCACTTCTCTATTACAATTAGTAACTATACCTATTTTATGTCCACCTTCTGAAACCTGTTGTATAAATGTTTTTGCGCCACTAACCAATGTCGTTTTATGAATATAATTTAAAAATAGAGAGTCTTTTCGTACGCTTAATTCGGTTGTAAATTTTTCAGTTGTACCTAGAAATGGCAAAAGATGTTTGACCACAGTTTCGTCATTTTTGCCAGAAATATATTTGTCAAAAATAGAGGGTGTTAAGATGATATTATATTCTTCTAAAAGTTCAACCCAAATATCATAATAGATATTATTTGATAATACAAGAGTTCCATCTAAATCAAAAAGAAAACATAACGTATTATCTATATAATTCTTAACTTGCATAGGTGTACCCAAACTAAAAAGATTGGATTTTGGTACGAGACTTCCCTTAAATACATGCCCATTTGATAACATATATTTTATAACACATGTGGTGTAAAATTCGTCCTTAAAAGTAAAATTCCTATCGATGACACATTGAGTATATTCCAGGAGTTCAGAACTAGATTTAAAATAGTATGCACCAACATTTGCATAAGAACTTATTTTAACCTTTTCTTGTATGTCAATGACATTATTATTGTCATCTAGAATAATATAGGAGAATATGGGGTTTAAAGAATTATCTTCATTGTAAAATACAAGATTATGCTTTGCTTTCTTAGCTTCTTGAATTATATTTGTAGTATAAAAAGTATCACCGTCAAGTAATAAACAATCGACGTTAGACACATTGGATTGGATATGTTTTAATGCAATATTTACAGTTTCGGCCGCGCCTCGGGTTTGATTTTCTAAACAGATTAAGTTAACGTGGGGATATCTCGTCTCTATAAATTGTTTAAAATCACACTGATCTAGACTTTGATAATAAGGGATATAGATTTGGTCATGTGAATCTCTATTTTTTTCTACAAAATCTAATATGTAACTAATAATAGGTTTATCAAAAACCTTGATTAATGGCTTTGGAGTTGAATATCCCGCTTTACTAAAGCGTTCCCCTTTGCCTCCCAAAGGAATAATAATATGCATTCTACTCTTTTATATTATTACAACTCAATAATATAAATTTATTTTATACCTTGTCAAAACACAAACACACAATAAACTAATTTTTATTTATTCTAATATACTAATAAGAAATATACTAATAAGATGACTGAGCGACGACTAAATATAGCTATTTATTATTCTGGACGCATACAGCAATCGCCCCATGTTTATAACATAACAAAAGGAAGAATATTAGAAATTGCTGCTAAACATAACGTTACGCATTTTGTATCATTGAACAGAAAAGCTAACACTGATCCATTTATTGATATGTTTAAAAATCATTTTGATATAAAACCAGATCAGATAAATATAGAAGAGACAATCCTTCCAAGTGAAGTAACCCAACAAAAAATCAGAGTTAGTGGAAATTTATACAATATGTTTTCAATGTTTTATCATAATATGAAGTGTTTTCGCTTAATTGAAACATATCAAAAGGAACATAATATTACATTTGATATTATTGTTAAATATAGACCAGATATTTATAGTAACCAATGTTTAGATTTTCCATCTGAAATAGAAAATAATACAGTTTATATTCCACGCGGAGCTGATTGGGGTGGTATAAATGATCAAATTGGGTTTGGAAATTTTGATACCATGAAAAAATATAGTCAGTGTGTACTACAATTTAGTGAACTAGGAAAACAAACACAAAACTTTCATCCGGAAACATTGTTAAAAGCTCATCTCCAGAATAAGGAATTGAACATCAAAAGATTTGATTTCGAATATTCATTACGTAAAAACTAATTACATTGAATTTAACTTATTGATCATTTCACGTTTCATTTCATTTTTCAAATCTTCGCCTATTTGCTTAGCAATTGGAGAATTCATAGCACCTTTGGCAATTGGTACAATTCGTGCAGCTGCCGCTGCTATTGGTAAAAATCCTCCTTTTTGAACTGAACGACGACGTTTTACAGACTTTTTTTTAGACATTTTTTTTACAGATTTCCTTTTCACGATTGAACGACGTTTTACAGACATTTTTTTTACAGACTTCCTTTTTACAGACGTCCTTTTCATGATTGAACGACGTTTTACAGACTTTTTTTTAGACATTTTTTTTACAGATTTCCTTTTCACGATTGAACGGGTCTTTTTGCCCCCGCTCTGGGTCTTTTTGCCCCAGTACCCACCTTTTTGTATAGCTTCACTCATTTACTTTATTATTATCTAATAAAATAAATTAACACAACTTAAGAGCTGTATGCTAAACCACCCATGCCACTTTCAATTCTGAGAACATTGTAATTGACCGCATAAACGCGTAATTTATACGTACCTGTGATATGGGAAACGATAGTCAAGTATGAATCGTCTACTCTTGACATATTCATAGTACCAGATGGTTGGTGTTCTTCTGGATGTAAAGCAAACGAATAGACATAAATACCTGATGATGGGACGGATGTATGATATTGATAAGGTTGTACAAGGTTGAAATAATCACCATCGCGTTTTTCGAAACGATCATGTCCATCAAATTGCAAAGATGCTTCTTCCAAGGTTTGTGCTCCATTCCCATCGAGTGAATAATCGGACCATTCTTTAGCACCTTCGCGAGCTGATGAATGTAATACCCACACAAATTCTTTACATGGGTGATTAAATGCCAAATGATTTTTAATAGTTTTTGTATTATAAGTTTCTTCTGATAATTGCAATTGATCAATTAAATAATCGTGTTTATTTTGGGCAAAATCACGACGTTCTTCTGTATCGAGGTAAACATAATCGATAAAAAGTGACGCTTTTGTAATTTGGGGTGTAGTTGCACTTCCAATAAAACAATCTGTTGCCCTTCTAAATTCTACATTGAATTTTACTTCATGATACTGTAAAGCAATGAGTGGCAAAGCCAGACCAGGATTTCTACAGAACCAAAATTGTAATGGAATATATAACTTCCCACCGTTTTGACCTAAAGATGCACCTATCATTTTATCATATCCAGATGCACGTTCTGCAGTTTGCGTTAATTCATTCCAGATATTTAGCCAATCACCGTAGTGTTTGTCAACTATTTGACCTCCTACTTCAACTGAAATTTCTTTGATAAGAAAGTGTCCAACATTGGTTACCCAACGCGAATCGGAATGGTCTAAATCGGGTAATTCAACTCGGAGATATACCTTGTGAATTAAATCACCATGACGAGAAACAACACATGATACCTTTTGACCAAAATCTGGATTACCTTGTAGAGTTTGTTCAATTGATTCAACTGCAAAGTTTGTATGTCTTCTATATACTGTTTTTAAAAACGTAATTTGTGGATTTCCGGTCAAAAATATATCTTGACTTCCAGTTGCAACAAGTTGTATTAATCCTCCTGGCATGAATTCTTATGATTAATAAATAAAAAAATTACAAGAAATGAGTGAAAGTTGTTGAATTTAGTTTGCATTTAAGTTACTTTGAAGTACGTGAATTAGCACGAGTACCCGAATTCACGTGAGTTTTATGAATATAGTCCAAAATTTCTAAGACACCATAATTAACTGTACGTAACCGATGGTGTAGGTCATGAAACTTAGAAGTAGAAAAGTATCCAGAGTGTGAAAAAGTTGTATTTGTCGTTGCGATCATGATCCAACACCAAGTTGTGAAATTATCAGAATTGATTAGCATTGGTCCTATTAAAACGGGTAATATATTTGCAAAAATGTGTTCTATCGGATGTGCATATAATGCCATAGGTGCAATTGGTAATGTCCATTCATGATGAATTTTATGAATTTTTCGATACAAAAAACTATTGTGTAACGTTCTATGAGTGTAATAAAATAATACTTCTTCTACTGTTATAAAAAATGCTAAAGAAAGGATAGTGTACATAAAATTCTGATAATGTGCGTCATTTAATTTAGTTAACCCAACGCAAATCAAACTAATCAGTTGATTACGGAGAACTACTTTGCAGCCATCTACAAATTTTGAATCCGGTTTGTAATTGGCACTGCGTAATCCGATTTTTTGGGTTTTGGTTTGAAGTTTGATTGTGTCTCGATCTAAACTAAAATTGTCTATGATACCATAGTGTTCACCTGCGCAAAATGATAAACTAACTATCCAATACCATAAACTAGTACTTAGCCATATATTAAACTTTGATTTCCATAGCACGTCCATGATTAGTTCATTCTTCTCAATTTATTATTTCAATTTTCTTTGTTTACATTAAGATGCAACAATTAATTATACTTCTTGTATTAATGGTCTGTTTGTCTTTGTCTATTGTGTTATCAGCAACTGGTGGATTTGCTTTCTATAAAGCTAAAGTTGAACAGACACCCTGGGTATGTTTAAATAAAAATAAAGAAACATCGTCTTATATCATTGGTAGAAAAAACAAGGGTGAATCTGAATGTATCACTAACAAAGATGGCATCGGATGTTATACGTTTACAGAAAATGACAATTCTTATAAAACGTGCAAAAGTATTTTAAATTGTGATGACAACACATACCCTAATGCTTGTTCAGATTCAAAAGCCACGATAAAATTGGCTAATAATCAAGAAAGTGATATTTATACATGTGGACCAAATAGTACTCATAAACAATTATATGGTACAACTGGTTATGAAGATTTTAAAGGTGATTGTAGCAAAATACAAGAGGCATTTGGATTTTGGAATACGATTCCTTAGACTAATGCAATCTAAAACACAACGTAACACTTGATAATTTTTATCAAATTAGATTACTTTACTTACTTTACCTAACGTTTATACCGCCATAGGTGCTCTGATGGCGGGGTGTGGAAAATATCCTACTATTTCAAAGTCGGCAAGGGTGATGTCTTCCCATGCTTTCCATTTAACATCTGGATTAACGAGTAGTATAGGAAGAGGCCTTGGTGTTCTTGATAATTGTTCTTCGGTTTGTTTAATATGATTTTGATAAATATGTACATCTCCCCCTGAATATACTAAATTTCCAGGTTTCATATCACATTTAAGTGCAATAATATAAGTCATGACAGCATAGCTAAAGATATTAAAGGGTTGTCCTAAGAAAACGTCATTTGAACGCATTGTAAAATGACAATCTAAATGGGGACTATCAGAACGGAAATCAACATAAAATTGTACAGAAAAGTGACAAGGTTGTAAGGCAGTCTTGTCAAAGTCAGGTGGATTCCAATAACACATTAAAATTCTACGACTATATGGATTCGTTCGAATTTCGTTAACAATGTATTCTAATTGATCAAACCCTCCCACGAAATTACGGTCAATACCACGTGTGTCAGCAAATGTCGGATCATATTCAGCACCAAAAAATCTCCATTGCCATCCGTAACCGGCTCCAAGGATACCCTCGTCATAATGAGTTAACCCTCGATTGTCAAGAAATTGTCTTGAAGTATTGCCGTCCCATATTTTTACACCGGCGCGTTGTAAAATTTTGGCATCAGTATCCCCTCGCATAAACCACAAAAGTTCTTCTATAACATGCTTCCACGGTACACGTTTAGTTGTTAATAATGGAATAGTATGAGAAATGTCAAATTTTAATTGATGACCAAAAGAACTAATAGTACCAGTTCCTGTACGGTCACTTCTGGGTTTACCATGTGTAAGAATATGTTTACATAACTCGAGGTAACGCCCTTCCTGGGAACGTTTTTCGTGGGAATGATAAGTTAAATATCTATAATCAATATTGTATGCTGTATCGTGATATTTATTGGAAACACCAGCAAGATGATAAGAATCATCAAGGTGATTCATATATGCATCAGGTTCGAAATCTGCAGGTGGTTTGAAATTGGATATTTCAGTTAAATATACACGATGTGGTTTTAATTCGGGACTATTAAGAAATGTATTGTAAATTTCGCCACCACCAATGACAAATACATTAGCTTGTGTATGTTCATAGAATTGGTGAAAATCATTAAGTGTCATATAATATGGAATTGAAGGGTCAATGTTTTTTAGATTCTTTAAATTTTTTACGCTTTTTTCACTTGATTTTAAAAAGTTATTGTTATTGGTCAGAACAATATTTATACGATTTCGAAGAGGTCTTCTGTTTTTAGGTATGGAAAACCAGGTTTTACGTCCCATAACAACAACATTTAATCCAATTCGAGAAGACGGAGACAAACAATCGCTTGTAATGTTACGAAAAAATTTCATGTCTTCTTTAAGATGAAATAAAAGACCATTGTTTTGACCAATGGCGAGACGATTTTTATAGTTAAGGACGCATGCAATTAGATTTATCGGCATATTCGGGCTATTTGAATAGTGCTACTTGGACTTTTAATTTTAATTTTTTTAAATTTCAATTTGGGAATGTCTTGGTAAAAAAGAATTAATCATTTGTAAGTTACTTGGCGTTAATACTGTTTTTAAAATTTGTAAATTATTTCTTCTACATTGATCGGCTTCTGTGTGACTCGCTTTACGTTCTTGTAGACCAGAACGAATTGCAGTTACATACATTTTACTATTAATAGTATGTCCTAGTAAGTTACATACAAAACGGAGACAATCTAAATTACTTTGTCTAAATAGTATTTGTAACTTTTCTGGTTCTATAATGAGAACTTGATCTATTTTACCTCTTTGTTTGTCATAAACAAAATTGTCATATAATATGTCGAGTGCTTTTAAATTGTCATATTTGATACAGTGATTAATATAGTTACTATAATACAAAATGACGTTGTGTACATTCTTGAAATGGATTATGTCTCGTAATAGGTCATGTTTATTGTATCGTATTATATCCTGAACAACTAAATTAAAGTACATAATTTGTTGATAATCTAAATCATCTTGAATTGTCTCATTGTATTGTGACAAAAAATGTGTTAAAATAATTTGTAATTTGCGTTCTGTATCTGAGTCTTCTAAGTAATTAGCGTTAGCTAAGATATCACTTAGAACATAGCATAGAATATCGTTTGTTATTTGGAAGTGTTTTAGTATATATAAAGTTGTATCTGGATGCGAAGATACTAACATATTTTTCATAGTATTCAATAAAATGTGATCTCGACGATAAAAAAACTTTCTATATAGCCTTAGATCAACTGAGCCCATGTTATGCATAATATAATTATCATATGTATTTGCTAATTTTGGTGTAAATTCACACAAGTCTAATAGTGAATGTAATAGATTTTTATCGGTTGGATTCTTTTGAATAAGTATATTTATATAATCGGTGATATACATATCTGCAAAATCAATGCTCAAATCGGTTCTGTTCATTTTGTCATTTGTTTCGATCAAACACCCATTGTAAATATAACCAAGTTGTTTTATTGTATCATAGTCCAAATCCAACTTACTGATTAAATCACATGGTAAATGCAATTCTTTGATTAGATTTTTAATCATCATAGTTTTAATTTGAGAATGACAAAGTAAGTGACGTGTAGATTTACAAATATTCAAAAATGTAACTTGTGAAGTATAACTTAAATGTGCAAATAGATAAATACATGTGTCTAGATTCAAACTTGCAAACATTCTACTGATGTCATTAGGTAAAATGTAAGATATTAATTATTAGATTCATTTTCTTTTATGAATAAGAATAATTGTCTTGTGATTCTTTGTGTGAATCTTTTATAAAAGAATTTGTTTAGATTGTAAAAGAATTTGAGTAGTTATAATTAAGTAATAACACCAATGAATAAAAAAGTTATTTTAGGTATTGATTTTGGAACAACCAATAGTTGTATTTCGTACTATGACGAAACTGGAGCTCATGTGATACCTAACAAAAACGGTAATTTGACTTCTCCAACATGTCTTTTTTTTTATGATAACCATGGTAGCGAAGGTGTGTTAATAGGTGATTCAGCTTATGCTTTGTTAAATGCCAATAATAACGGATTATATTTGTCTAATATTATAACGAATGTAAAAAGACTTGTAGGATTAACATATGATATGTACTCTGGAAATACAGAAATTAAAAGATTTTTTGAAAATAGAAACAATGAAATAATCGCAGGAGACGATTCTGACCAGGTGTATTTTAAGTGTAATGGGGAAGTTTTTAGTGTATCTTATACCATTGGATTATATATTAGGTGGTTATTAAATCTTCTTATAGACTACAATTTAGATTGTACACAGATAATTCTGACAGTTCCAGCTTATTATACACATCTTCAAAGAGAATATCTTAAAAAGATATGCGAACGTTCCGGGTTAGAAGTGTTACGAATTATTAATGAACCAACTGCTGCGGCACTTGCATACGCAACAATTGAAAGTAACACGGAAGACGAAACTGTAATGGTAATTGATTGTGGTGGTGGTACAACGGATATAACTGTTATTGAGATGGACTACACTAATTCCATTTATGAAGTGCAATGTGTACGAGGAGACAATTATTTAGGTGGAGAAGATATAACTGAAAATTTGGTTGTTTATTTTCAACAGAAAATTGGATTGAGTAAATTAACTTCTAAACAATACAATCGATTAAAGCGTGAATGTGAAGAATTAAAAAAACAATTGTCATTTAATTTACAAGCAACTCTGTTTTTAGAAAGTTTCAATGATGATGGTGATGTAGATTATCTTTTTACACTTACAAGAACACAATTTGTGATTATCAACGATATGTTTTTTAAGAAAATCGAAAACTTCATGTATGAATTAAAACAAATTTATGATATTGATAAAATTGTATTTGTAGGAGGTAGTACCAGAATTCCACATTTCAGGCAGTTATGTGAAGACATTTTTGGAAAAGACATTCCTATACATTCAGATATTCATCCTGATCACGCAATTAGTATTGGTACAGCATATTTAGGATATCAAATGTCTCAAACTCAGACTCAGAATACTGCTACTACTACAACAACTACCCAAACAACAGCTAATACCCAAACAACAGCTTCTGATACACTTTTAGTTGACGTTATTAATTTAGATTTGGGTGTTGAGTTATTAGGAGGACTTATGTCAGTAATTATACCCAGAAATACCAAGTTGCCTGTGCAAAAAAAGAGAAGATTCACTAATAGCGAAGACAATGTAAGTAATCTCGAAATAAAAGTTTATCAGGGTAATCGTAAATTGGTTGAATATAATCAGTTACTGGGAATAGTTGAACTACAAATCGATTCGTCATTCAAACGCCGGGAAATGACAATTGATATCACATTTAGAATGGACACAGATGGAATATTAACAATCCATGTTCAAAGTGGTAATTATGCATCATCTATAACGTTTACTCACGCAAATTCAAGTTTACAAGAAGAACAACAAGACGAAGATTTAGATGTTATTATTCAAGATACGTATCTTTGTAATCAAATCATTGCTAAATTAGAATTATATGACGTAGTTAAAATGGTTGTAGCAGGAGCTACAAATTCGCAACGCTCATGTCGATTAGAAGACTTGGAGCGATTAAATGTGCTCTATGATGAAACAATGAATATTATCCGTAATTACCAAGATTATACACCGGATAGACTCAAACATATAGCTAAAACGTTTTCAGAAAGATGGATGAAAATATTGACAAAGACTTGACTGAAATTATTTGTAATTATTTTATTGGTAATACGTAAGTAATGTAATGTCAAAAGAAAAATTTGATTTGTCAAAAAGGTCTATTAATGAGTACCAAATCATTCAAAAATTAGGTTCGGGAAGTTTTGGTACAACATATCTTGTTAAAATAGTCGATTCTGATGATTCGAATAAATTGTATGTTCTTAAAAAGCTCCGTTTAATTCCTACTAAATTACCAGAAATTTTTTCTGAAATTGCTATTTTACAGAAAATTGCAAAGTATGGTTGTAAAACATCACTACTGTGTTTTCGAGAATATTTTGTTAATCCTGAAGAACAAACCATTAATATTGTAACAGATGCATTCAGCGATTCCATGACATTAGCTAATTTGATTCGAAGTTATCAACGTGAGCGTAAATTTTTAGATAGACATGATTTACTGGTTTTATTCATGCGGTTAGCCGAAGCTTTGGCATATTTACATAAAATTGGAATTGTCCATGGGGATATCAAACCGGAAAATATTTTGGTAAATTCTAAATTTGAAATTCAAATTATTGATTTTGGATTATCGTGTACAAGAAGATGCATGCCATCTGGTACATTATTATTTGCTGCACCTGAAGTTTTAAAAAATATTGGTTCAAATCGAATGATGCCTCATGCTGAATTAGAAGAGGCAGATGTATTTAGTATGGGTATTGTTTTTTATCTTTTAGCCAACTTTGAATTCCCATTTTCTATTCGCGGGAAAAATCCATATGCCTACGATCAATTAGAAGACCAAGACCAAGACAATAATTCGACTGATAGCGAAGATCTAAAATCACTACAATTGCCACAACGGATGGGTTCACCTGAAAAAGATGTAGCTTCACCTCTTGAATTACAACAAAGTTCATATGAACGTTTTGATGTCATTGGTGATAATGATTTAAGTTTGTTAATGTCACTCAATAAATTTTATAAAGCCAGAGGACAATTCATATATTCGTTTTATAATTTTAATCAAACCGATATAGATCAGGAAATCAATACGTTAATTGAATCTATGTTACAATCAACTAAAAGGAAAGGTGGAAGGCCATCTGCAAGGCGTGTAGTTCGCATATTAAAACAAATCGTTACAAAATTCAATACATTACAATTACGTTCTCCAATTCGTGTTCCTGATACACCTATCATACCCCCTACGTCTACCTATTTATAATATAACTAACTTTTACTTTTTACCTTTCGTGTACTTTTTACTTTACATTTGTAATAATAGATTTTAGATTTACTATTACACAAATCCGAGTCATGTGATCTCCATTTGCGTGTGTTACGTACTTAAAAATAAAATAATAAAATAGAGTAAGGGGGAAAAATGGAATTCCCAAAAAAGCCAAAAAATACATGGGTAGATTATTGTAAAGCAAATAATTTGGCAATTTTTCAGAGGGATCTGAATACTGGTCATGCAAAAATATTAGTAGCAGAATCTTATCGAAATATATTTAACAAAATCAAGAATGGAGACAATAGTTACTACGAGTACTGGTTACCGTATCAGTGTTTTAAGTTATATATTGATTATGATAAAAAGACTAAGATACCCCTTACAGATCCTACAGATCAGAATAAGCGTGTTCAATTAGTAGATCAGGAAGTTTCGCATAAAAATGACATTATCAATATTATTAACCATGTTAAGACACTTCTTCCAAATATCAAGGATGTTAATATTTTAAAGTCTATACCTGATGATGAAAAAAAGAGTTATCACATTATCTTTGAGGGTATTCATTTTACATCGCGATTGAATATGAAAAAATTTGTAGAAGAGCAAATTCGCCCAAAGTTTAAAGAACTATTTGAAAAGAAAATCTTTGACATGTCAGTGTATGACGATCGATGTTTTCGATGTTTAAGTTGTACAAAAATGGGCGAAGCGAGGATGTTGTACCTTATAGATCCACAGGCGTTTATGTCTGAATTTAGAGAAGACATTATCAACTTAGATGATACTACATTTGAACATTTTAAGAAGTGTAGTATTACGTATATTACGGAAGATTCTGAGCCTTACAATTATAAACCATTGGATAAGAAAAAGGAAACTAATAAAAAGGTTCATTTGATCAATGACGGGGACATTTATTCTGATAAGGAAATTATTAAAAAATATCTAGACATTCTTGATCCAGATAGGTACACTGATAGAAATAAGTGGTTAAATATCGGATACATCTTACATTCGATTAATCGTGACTTTTCTGATTTGTGGCACTATTTTAGTTCAAAATGGGAGCGATATGATGAATCCGAAGTGAATACAGCATGGGAATCTTTTGAAAATTCAGAGTATATTTACACCATTCATAATCTAATTCATTTGGCCCGAATAGATAATCCAGATGATTATGCAGAATTGTCTGCTGAAATTCCTCATCATGATATCAAGTATCTAAAACCATTTGATAATATCATCTCCAAGTTAATTTATCGTTTATATGGTGAGAAATTTGTGTGTAGCAATCCGGAAAAGAATGAGTGGTATTTTTTTAATGGTATTCGTTGGGTAAAAGAAAATAAGAGTTTTAATTTACGTAAATTAATGATTAATGAAGTCTTTACCAAGGTTGAAAATTACAGAAAGCAATTATTACGCGAAGGTGCTAGTGAAGAGTTAGTGAAAAATTATCATAATATTTTAAAAATTCTGGGTTCTGGATACAAATTGAATTGTTTAGAATTGGAATTTTACAATTCGAATTTTTACAAAATTATTGATCAAGACAAGAGCCTTTTAGGTTTTGAAAATGGTGTATATGATCTTAATCTATTAGAATTTAGAAAGGGTAATCCTAGTGACTATGTATCATTATCAACTGGTTATGAATACATCGAGTATTCACGTGATAGCAGAGAGTTTCGTGAATTATCAGATTTAATTTGCAAAATTTTTCCTAATCCAGATGTTCGTCATTTTACATTAAAATCATTGGCAAGTTGTTTAGATGGTCATATAAGAGATGAAAATTTTTATATTTATTCTGGTAAGAACAATACTGGTGGTAATGGTAAGAGTACAATTATGGATTTGTTATTAAAAGCTTTGGGTGATTATGCTTGTGTAAGTCCTGTAACGTTAGTGACCGCTAAACGCGAATCAGCAAACAGTGCAAATAGTGCATTGGCAAATATTCGAAATAAACGGGCTGTTATTATGCAAGAACCAGAATCCAATGAAATGATTCAGGCGGGTGCTATGAAAGCACTAACTGGAGGTGATCGAATTTCAACTCGTGAGTTGCATAGTTCACAAATGGAATTTAAACCGCATGCTAAATTTTTTATGTGTTGTAATAAAATTCCTGCAATTTCGGACTTGGATGGAGGTGTAATTCGGCGTTTAAAGATTACGGAATTTGTATCACGATTTGTAGAGGAACCTAATCCTGAAAATTTAAAGAATGGTATTTACGAATTCAAGATTGACAAGGATCTAAAATCAAAATTGGATGCGTACAAGTCTGTATTTATGAATATATTGATTTATTACTACAAAATATACAAAGAGGAAGGATTGATTCCTCCAGAACCAGTGATGCAAGTTACTAAAAAATATGAAAATGATAATAACATCATCAAACAATTTATTGATGAAAATATTGTCCATGGTACTAAGCACGATTCGATTACAAAAGATCAATTAAAGGAAATCTTTAAAGGGGATTATACATTAAGAAGTACATTTGGCAAGTTTACCACTTTTTATAAACAGTTTGAAAATGCTGTTTGTAGCGAATTTAAACCTGATAAGAAAAAAGTATTCCATATTTATGGTTGGCGTTTGCGAACATCGGATGACAGCGAAGCGGAAAGCGAAGGGACCGAGTGACAGCGAAGCGGAAAGCGAAGCGGAAAGCGAAGCGGAAAGCGAAGGGACCGAACGAGTGAACCAACGAGTGAACCAACGAGTGAACCAACGACGAACGAGTGAACCAACGAGTGACCCGAAGTAACATGAAATTGAAAGTATTTTGGTAAATATGATGTCTTAGGATGTCTTCAGACAATTTAAAACGTTTAGATACTTTATCGAATGGAGAATTGCAACATATTTGTGATGGTGTGCGCAAATTTTGGTATTTTTACATCAAAGACTCGTTAGTTATGTTTGAACAATTAATTGTAAGGGGTAATGTATTTTATTATGAAAAAACAAATCATACAATTAGGAGAATTTTAGATAATGAAATTGATAGTTATCTAGACAGTATTTTTGGATTGCTTCAAAAAACTGATACCAATTGTACTGAAAATTTGGTACTTGTAAATCAACTTAGTGAAAAATATGGAGCAACCATTACAACTGTGACTACCGATACTATAATTCTAAAAATTGGTACTCAATATACAATTCATGTACCAAAATATAAAGATGCAATTAGGTCAAAAAGTATTAAAATTATAGAAGAAAATGTAGAACCGTGTCAAGTTGAAAATAGAAAACAATTAAAGTTACTAATTGAAACAATGCCGTCTCAACCAATACAACCAATGCAAAAGGAACAATCAATCGAAGAAAAATCAAAACCCGTAACTGAGGAAATAGAAACAACTCAAAAATCCGAATTTGTATTAGGCAAAAGAGCGCCTAAAGATCATTTAACCAATGTACTTGCTAAGTGTAAAAATTTATTTATTCGATATAACAGGCAAAAAAAATATAATTATCAAAGTTGCAAAACTCCAGATGATGAATATGCTTATTTACTTAATTAATGCTAAATTCTAATTACCTATATTAATTAATTAGAACTTACACGTCATACAATGATGGGTCAAATGGTTCATAATAAAGTGACATGAATTTTGAAGCGATACTTGTATCGTTACCTGTGTCCCGTTGAATATTAATTGGATTTGATGATGAATTTGGTGACGTTTCTTGTTGCTGTGAAGCTTGTTGTTGTGACGTTTCTTGTTGTTGTGACGTTTCTTGAGTCTGAGTTAATGGAAATAATGAAAGTGAATGGAAAGAATCAAAACGTCTGGGTATTTGTATTTGTGTTGTTACGGTATTTGATTTTAGAACACGTGATTGCAATAATGGGTCTAAATCACTATCCAAACTATCTACACTATCTAGGGGAATATCCAGAAAAACCGAATCTGATGGACGTGATGTAACTTTGGGTGTAAATTGAAATCTGCGCGACGGTGTATCAGATACAGGTGGCAATTGGAAACTCAGTGTGCTGTCTGTACATAATTGATTTAATTGTGCATCTAAAATAGGTTCCTTTTCTTGATACTTTGTTGTATTTTGACGACTTGTCGGAGTTGTATTTTGACGACTTGATGGTGATTTTTGTCGACTTGACAATAATGGAATAAATTCAGAATCTTCCATTTCGCTTGGACTTTGAGCTCTCCAACGATTAAATATAGACATACCCCTACGTACAGTATTGCGTACAGTATTACTTAGACTAACACCAAGCCTCCACACCCAACTTTGTGTTTGTGAATTTTGATTTGGAAGCACGTACTCTTGATCAGATGAACTTAATTGTACATAACCTTGGCGTCGACGTAAGTAACGTGTAGTTTCACTCATGGCCCATACTAATCCTGACCATAAACTTCCACAAAATCTTAAAAAGTTCAAAATATAGTTGAAGAATGATGTAAAACGGTAGAGTACATATAGAAAAGTTAATATATACCAAATAAGATTCAAAATCGATGTTAAAAATAGAATGTCCATACGCTAATTACTTGTTTACTTGTATTGTAATTTTAAATTTTTCATGTATTATAAACACACACGTAGTATAAAAGACCAGGCATTAAAAAAAACTAAATTCAAAACCTAATTTTTTTTTATTTACAAGAGTTAAGTGATTGAATGTATATCGATGCAATCGGACGTCAACGTAAATATGGATAATAGTAATAATAATGCGCGTAAATACCGAAATGTGTATTGTGTAAATTGTGGTGAAAAAGGACATGTTGTAAAAGATTGTGATGGGCCAATTACAAGTTTTGGTATTATCGCTTTTAAAATGGTGAATTCTCCGTTTGATGAAAAGCTAGACAAAAATGAGTATCTTGATAGTTTAATTACTCATGAACAAAAAAGCCGTGGTACTATAAACATAAACGGACTTGGAAAAGCATTGACTTATCCAAAAGTAAAATTTTTAATGATACAGAGAAAAGATACTATGGGTTACATTGATTTTATACGTGGTAAATACCCTGAAAATGACGAAGATGAAAAAACTCGTATGCTAAATGTATGTTTACATGAAATGATTCATCATGAAAAGAACAATTTATTAACAAAAACATTTGATGAATTATGGGATGATTTATGGGTTAACAAGAATAGCAAAACTTATAAAAATGAGTACGCATTAGCAAAGACAAAGTATGAAAAATTAGATATAGAAACACTTGTTGGCAACTCCCAAACACGTTTCTATTTTCAAGAATTTGGCTTTCCAAAAGGTCGTAGAAATATGAAGGAAACAAATATTGCATGCGCTGAACGAGAATTTTGCGAAGAAACTGGCTATACAAAAGAAAATTACGACTTTATTAAAAATTATCCCACCATACACGAAGAGTTTGTAGGGACAAATGGTGTAAAATACAGACATATTTATTATCTTGTAAAAATGAAGGATGACGCGCCATCTCCAAAAATTAATAAATCGGATATATTACAAACAGGGGAAGTACAAAATATAGGATGGTTTTCATATGACGAGTGTTTAAGTATAATTAGACCATATGATACTGCAAAGATCAATGTTATAAAAAAGGTACATGATGACATTCTTGGTATGAAAGATAATTTTATCTGTTCTACATTTTATTATACAAGTAAAAAATCTAAATACATTCCTTTAGAGGGAGCGTATTACAACTATAGTAATAGTTTTTTCAAACCAAGGTCGATTTAATGAATTTGTTTAAACTTGGGTAACATCTACGACTAATTTGTTTAAAATCATTATTTAAAATATCATGCAATATTAATGATATTTTTATGATAGTGCAGAACGCATTGTTATTGTGTATTGTAATAGGTATTTTAGCATGGTATTATTTTAATAAGTTTAAAAATTCAGAAAAAGAATACTATGGACTTCATACGCGTTTTGTACAGATGTGTCATGAAAATATAAGACTAAAATCCAGAATTAAAGACCTTCAATTATACAAAAATGATGTATCAAAAACTTTTCAAATTTTGGACAGTGAATTAGTAATGATAAAAGATCGTATTACTCGTAATCGGGATAACGTTGGTGATATAACAAGCTTAATTCCAGTTAGAAATGAAAGCGAAAGGAATGTCGCTTTTCAACAACCGAATTGGTCATCGAATAGTTTAGCTAGTAGAATTTCAATTCTTACACCAAATTTATTGAGTTCATTATTTCAAATGTCAGTGTCAGAACCCACGGTCGTTGAACAAGAAACTGAACAGGCGACCATGCCTACATCTACGGTAAATCATAGTACACCTGATACAACGACTACATCAATAACCACGCCGATATCTCCATCAATCACAACAATGTCTGATGGAATCACAACAATGTCTGATGGAATCACAACAATGTCTGATGCAACAATTACAAATGCAACAACCACACCAACAACCACACCAACAACCACATCAACAACCACATCAACAACCACATCAATGCCTGTTTCTTTAGAGAATATGGATAATATATTAGATAATGTGTTTAGTAAATTAGAAACTGATACAAGTGAACGGAGTGTGAGTGGTATTATACGAAGTAGGAGTGACAAGGAATTAAGTTCATTTAATGATAATTATCAGAAATTTCTACTAGATGAATTGTAATTTTTTTAATTTCTTTGTTAATAATAACAATAATATAACTATGCCAAAATACATTATGTCCGATGGACGTGCCTTTACCGATTATAATCCATCATGTTCTTTGAACAATAATTTGCAAAAAAAATATAATGTAAAGGATTCTCACGAATTCCGTCAATATTTACAACACAATGCAGAACAAGTTATGAAAGATTTGGCTAATTGCGATCCTAAAGACCAATGTGCTTTATGTCCAGTTTGCAAACAAGCTCTTGAATATAAACCTTAATTCTTGTCGTAAGCAATTTCTAAATATTCTTTCGATTCCGAAATATTCTTTCGATTCTATTCTTTTCGATTCCTATTCTTTTCGATTCCTATTCTTTTCGATTCCGAAAATATTCTATTCTTGTTATATAGTAAGAATAACAAGATGATAGTACCTATAGCTATTTTATTTATTGTTTTAGTCTATTTTGTTGTAACTCGTTATCAAGAAAGTCAAAAAGTGTTATCTACGTTTGACAACAATTATTACATTATTAGAAGTAATAACAACCCTCAAGAATCAGCAAATACATTAGCCGAAATTAACCAGCGCGTTATGAAATTAATTGCTCATTTAAGACAAAAGTATAATGAGAACGATAGAAGCTACCATTTTGTCCGTATATTAAGTGAACGATATAATCATCAGGTTTTATCTGAAGCTGCATATGATACTCGTTATACTACATATACGATTGATAAGGAAGAAATGCACGTATGTCTACGTACACGAGATCATCGTCAACAAATTTATGATACAAATTTATTAATGTATGTAGTTTTACATGAGTTAGCTCATTTGTGCAACTTTGATTTACAAGGAAATCCAATAGAAGGGCATGGTATGGAATTTAGTATAATATTTAGATTGTTAGTTCAAGAAGCTATTAATATAGGTGTTTATAGATATCAAGACTATTCCGAACGTCCAGTTGAATATTGCGGAATGACTATTCATACTAGTATTGTGTAAATATTTTATTGTGTGTAATTGTTTTTTAAAATAACTGAAATTTAAATTTTTTCACTAAATTTTACTTGATTTAATGAAAAAGTTATTTAAAAAAGGTACTCAAAAACGAGATCCAACAGAAAATCTAGTTGATATGCATTCCTATTATCAAGATTCTCAAAAGTTTAATTTGCCTTACAGCGAAGATGACATCGATAACACTGACACTAATAATACCGAAACAGAAAGTGAATTTACAACTACGGCTGCAAATACGAATACGGCTTCGAAGAGTCAAAGTCATGTAGAGAGGATTGTTGTTCAGTTAGAAGACACACTAATAAACACAAACGCAAACACAAACACAAATACAAATTTAACAAACTCAAATGCTAATAACAATGTACTAAAAACTACATCCCCTGTGATCAATTGTTGTCTTTGCAAAACGACCAAAACTGATAATTTTACTATATTGTCTTGTAATCATGTATTTCATGTTCGGTGTTTAGCTGAACTACATTTTGGTGAGAGTGGAATTATCAATTCAGAATTTTTAATGTCGCGCAGATGTAGTGTATGTCGCAAGCAATTGCAATCAGAAGAGTTGTTATTTTTACATACAAAATTCTTAAATAACACTAAAGAAAGGATCGATACACATAACAAGTCAATTGCTCATTTAGAAGAAAAATTTCGACAAATTAAAGAAGAATTAAAAGCTTGTTATGATGTTAAACAACAATTAGAATCTCAAAAAGACAAGTCTAAACAGATTGTAACAAGTTTGATGACACTTATATAATCTAACCTACACAATTACTTTATTTTAGATGGAATTTACACAATTACTTTATTTTAGATGGAATTTACACAATTACTTTATTTTTGATGAATTTTTTGATTTTGAACTAGTTGAATCAAGTAATTTTGAAAAGATATTTCGTTTTTTACCTTTAGTTTCAGTTGATTCTTGATAACTTTTAATTGAACGAGAAGAACGTCTTGATTCAATGGAAATGCGTGGAGAACTTTGAGTTTGCTGTGTTTGTAAAATTTTATTGTAATTTTGGTTTAAATGTTGGAGGTAATGAATAAAGTCATTGTATATTTTACGTTGATATACTATTAATTTTGTAATTTGTTTCATAATTTGATCACGACGAGTTTCATCAATATAAGTATACACCACTTTAGTTGGCGATACCGGATTACATATTTTCGCAAAACTTTTGTATTGTGATACTAAATAGTTATATTCTCCAAAATTATAATTTGTTTGTTGTAAATATTCTTGTTTGTAGGCGGTATAATGTTCATGTGAATTGATAAGAGGATTATCTGTTTGTAATAAAATTTCATCGAAATTATGTAAAAATTCTGTACTAAAGTCTATGTTTTCCATTTGTATTACTTGTAAATAATAATAAATAATACAAATTTCTTCGCACTACTCAAAATTAGATTTTACATTAACCTAACGTAACCACGTCACTTTCCATTAAAATAGACAAACAACTGGAATATTTTTGTAAAAAAGTTTGATCTGACTTTCGAAAGCAAGAAATACTTTCTTGTAACTTAATTGAATTGTATAATTTGTACAATGATATGCTCGTCAATCCGATTGTTAACATATAACATATTCTTGACCAAGTTGATTTAGAAATATCATATACAGGTGAAATAAATTGATGAGTAAAACTTTCTGTATAATCTAAACCACGTAATTGTGATTCGATCATGGATAATGAACATACATTGCTATTTCCTAACCAATGGACAATTAAGGATACACAAAAAGCTACATGTAAAATCCAAAGATAAGGTATATTAGAAAAAGGTGCAAGAAGAACAAATAAAATAATAATTAAATGGAATATGTAAACGAGATTTGCTAATAAGATACTCATCATTTTACTGTATTGCTATTAATATGACCCAATAAATTTTTTTTTGTTTTCTTAGTTGACGTTTAATTAATGTGCTTAAATTCTGTATAACTTTCAGATGTTGATTTTACAAGTAGATTATCGTGAAAAGTGGTTTTTTAAATACACTAGTGAACAACGCTTACAAGAACAACGACAAGAAGAATTAAAAAAAGAAGAATTAGAACCCCAAGAATCACAAACCTCTCAAGATCCTCAAGAACAAGAACTTCCCCAAACCCAAAAAATGCAAAAACAAGAACAACAAGAAATTTTTACTGCTAATATTAACGGAGTCACGGTATCATTTTGTATAAAGAGATTAGATGTGGGGGATTTTGTGTTTGTCGAAAGGTTAGAAGAATGCATAGACAAGCCTGTTCTCGTGATTGAAAGAAAAACTATTAGTGATTTGTGTTCAAGTATCATTGATGGTCGATTTAGACAACAAAAGGACCGTCTAAATGATCTAGCATGTCGCGTAGCGTATATTATTGAAGGTTCTAAAAATATTGCTCGTGGTTTATCCAAAACTACAATTGATGGCGCGTTAGTAAATTTAATTTTCAAACATAATTATTCTGTAGTCACAACCCAAACTGAAAAGGATACATTGGAGCATTTGGTTTTGTTATATAAAAAAATACAATCTGGCGACTTGACAATGACAAATGCACAACAATCACTCCAAGTTCCACCAACACAATTAAGTAAAAAACACAAAGTCACAGAGAATATTATGGCACTTCAATTAAGCATTATTCCTGGTGTTTCATATGCAACGGCTCTTAAAATAGCCAAAGAGTATCCTAATATGAATGTTTTGTTATCTAAATACGCCACCTTAAATGATGAAAAAATGCGCGAAACACTTCTTGTTGATATAGCGATATCTGATAAACGACGTTTGGGTGTTGCTTTATCAAAAAAGATTTACTATGCGCTAACGGAATAAGTAGTATTAAATTTGAAATGAAAATTTATTAAATTTGAAATGAAAATTTATTAAATTTGAAATGAAAATTTATTAAATTGAAATTGAAATTTATTAAATTGAAATTGAAATTTATTAAATTGAAATTTTTATTTTAGTTGAGATCTAGTAACTAAGAATGAATAGTAATCGTAAATATATTTACCGCAAATACATACACGGTCTGCACCATGGACACCATGGACACGGGCTCCACCACGACGATCACCACGGACACCACGACGATCACCACGGACACCACGACTACGATGATCATTACCCACACCACGGCCACCACGGCCACCACCACCATCACGATCATTATTACAATGAATTACAGAGACGTTTTCTTGAATACAAGAATAAATACAGAGAACATCCTAATGATATATCTTTACTACAAGAGCTAAAACAAATGAGAAATCGGTTGGATCACTATAATTATAAACAAAATAAGTATAGAAATTTGGTAACACAAAGATACGTTTTGTGGAGACAAGCATTTAGATAAGTTTAAGTTTCGATACAAACATTTAGATAGTTTGATAGCAGCAAAACGAAAAGTTATATAATTGTAAAATTGAATAAAAAAAAATAATGATATAATGTAATAGTAATGGTAATGATATTTAAGTCTAATTATACAAGGTATCATAGAATACCCATTGAAAATCGTAGTAAATTAACTCGATATGAATTAAAAACCTTGATTAGTCAATTAGAAGTAGAATTATCATCTGCAAAAGACAATTTTTGCGAAAATCCAAGTCAATACAATATATTTTGTATAAGGTATATTCAAACACAGTTAAATTATGCTTTGCAAAGAATAAATATTAATAAGTGTCAAATTTCTAAAAAAGAACCACAAAGCATAAAACAATTTATGCACCGTGTTTATACAGATATTTACACGTGGTTGTCAAATTTTACAAAATTTTAAAGGTCGTCGTTCAACGAAGTACTCCCACTTCGTTATTTCAACGAAGTACTCCCACTTCGTTATTTCAACGAAGTACCAAATTTCTTTCTGTTAGGTAACGTTCTATTAATTTACCTAATTGTTCTTTATCATATTCTTCAATACCTAATTTTGTTTTAATGTTGAGATACTTGGCAATATCTACTAGTTGTGGTTTTTTATAACTTCCAATCCACATACCAGAGATAATTTTGCGTGCATCTTCTGATTCTTGTTTTGTTTTTCTGATATCAACAATTCTAAATTTATCATCTGCAGGGCCGTATGGTTGTTCTTTTGTACCACGTTGACGGAATGTTCCAAAAATCACATTTTGTCTAACAATATTGTCATTAAATTGTATGTCTTGTTCTGGTAATTCTTCTTCTTCTAGGCGCTCTTTTTTCTTTTTTTCCTTTTCTTGAGGTTTAAAGAGACTTTTATTGTATTTTTGTTTGACGAACTGTTCTAATGTAAATTTATTGGTGTCAACTGTAAAATCTAAAAATTTATTATAAACAGATGATGCAATATCGGTATCCGTACTGTTAAATATATAGAAATCACCACGATTAATAATAAAGCCATCTCTGCCATACATGTCCATGAATGTGGTTTTATTGGATGTAATTTGACCTAACGTAAAATAAATACTTTCATCCGAAACTTTTGGTTCTTGTTCGCGAATAAATGTCTTGATGTCCTCAAGTGACCAAATAAAGTATGTTCTAAATAATTCTCTTAAATTTGACAGGACAAACTCTATATCGTATTTTTCAAAATATTGAAGACCTATATTATAAGTGGTTTTATCTAATTTATCGGTATCTGTTTGGGATACTTTACATCCAAAATCGCATTCTGTATAATCACAATCTGCTGTACCAGCTAAACTTGGATCTTGACGATTGCGTGATTTCATAAGTTGGCAATCAAAGCTAATTTCCTTTAATATTCTTTCCACTTTTTTATTCGAACGATCTTTTTCTTCAGACAAGACATATTTTTCTCTGTCAATAAAGAATTTGAGCAAACTCATTGTGGCAGAGTCAGAACTCAATGTTTCAATCGTCTCGTTTTTAGCAATGTAGATTGATACATATTTGAAAATTCTAACATTTCTATCTTCTGGTGGTAAATCTTGATGTGAATAATTTCTTACAGCGCGACCAATAATTTGATTGATACGACTCATATTCCAACTAGGTTCTAAGATATGAACTTGTCTTACGTTTTTTAACGTGATACCTTCTGATATGATCGGTGAACCAATTATAATTTTAATCAACTTACCGTCGCGATTTTCAGGACTATTGAAAATACGTCTATATTTTTCTCTAGTTTCAATATTAGTTCCTTCGTCAAAGACGACAAATGAAGTATAGTCGGATGGATTTCTGGATGAATACTCTGTATATCCATTTGCAGACAAGACAAGTCTTAAAAGTGTAGTTCCGCCAAATGATACATAATTTGAATAAACAAAGACATTACCTGGAGATTCGTTAATATTTGAAAGCAAATTGTGCAATTTGGAAGAATAAATCTTTAGATCACCGTCTAATGAAATAACAGACTTGAATTCTGGTCGAATGGTATAACCACCACGTTGTTTTTCAAATACGGACAAAAATCCTGTCTTGCCAAATTCTTTATTAGGATATGTCATTGTAGATGCATCACTGCTATTTTTATAAAGCGAGCTAGTTTGTGATACGCTTGTTATTTCAGAAGCATTTTCAGCCGCTTCTAAATTTTGAATTGCCGAAGATATATCAAACTTGGCATCACTTTTAATATCTTGTTTTAAAGCTTCTAAATAGGTAATATATTGAGCTTTGGACATTTTGCAATAAACAACTTGAGAAGATCCTTTTCGATTGTGAATAAGTTGATTTCCGGCTATTCGTGTTTGTGGATTTGTTTCTGTATTCGCTTTTAGATATGACACTTTACCTTTAAAAGTAGATTTTAGTGCTTCTATGCCTGCGTCAGTCACAGATACTATACCACCTTTTAATACTTTATTATTAATATATTCCGAATTTTCTTTTGTTACAAGAACTTTTCCGGAAGCAAGTTGGGTGTTATCAACTGGTTTAAATAGATCATTCCGGATAGGTAATTGTAATCGATCGTTATTATAATTGATCAAATTTGATAATTCAAAGATTTCTTTAGGGTTATCATAAATCGGAGTGGCTGACAATAAGATCAGACGTGTATTGTATGAACGTGATAGAACTTGTTTCAATGCAATATAAATGTCATTATTAGTAACATTATGAGCTTCATCAACAATAATAACCGTGTTACTTAAATTCACAATACCATTCTTAATTCTTTTTCTTTGTATTTTTCCATCGACACGTTTGACTTTATTTGTATTACGCCCAAATTCATCCTTTTCAAATTCTTTGGCACCAAGAACACGATTTACAAATGTACCGTAAGTTAAAAATTGGTAGTTTTTATTAATTGTTTTGTGAACTTGATTCACTAACTCACGACGTTGATTTTTAATATCGAGTGACCGATTAGATGATGATGCTATTGTACGTCCGAAATACAAGTCACGTTCTTTGTCAGACAAGTAGTCATTTTTTGTACATTGGCTTACTAATTCATTAGTAAAATTACGTTGGAGATTTTTATTTTTAACCAAAACAACAATTTTACGTCCTAAATTTGTAACGTATTCTCGAAATCCTTCTGCAATAGAAATGCTAGCACAAGTTTTACCTACACCTAATCCATGATACAATAAGATATTTTCATATGGTGTTACTTTGGATATATAATTACGAAGTAATAATTGCCCTGGTTCTTGGTAGATAAAGGATTTTTTTGAATTGGCATTGTTACTTGCAAATTCATATTTGTTAAGAATGTGATTGAATGCATCTGAATCGTACTCAGGATACTCTCCGTTTTCACCCATTATATATTCTTATTATTAATTACGCAATAAAATAATTAGTAATAAAACACATTACACATTAGACAGGTGAACTTAAAAAGAACTACTATGACTACTTTTGGTGGGATATATAGAACTCATTAATGATACACTAACATTATCACTTTCTACAAAGCCACCACCGCCACCACCTCCTGTCAAATTTTGACTTTCTAAATACTCCAGTTTTGCATTTTTACTGCTAAAAAAGTAATATGTAATGTATAAAACAATAGGAAGAAATATCAAATATACAAGTCTACTTTGACGTTTTCCGCGAGTCCTATTACGAAGCGAACGTTTATATTTACGTAGAAGGATATAATAAACAATTGTAGTTATAATAACAAATAAATGGAAATTCCACATTTGTTCTTTGATTACCTTGATGTATCTTTAGAAAATAAATTACCACCAAAATCGTAAACTTAACTTTTTCGTAATGTTTATTTTCGTAATTTTTCGTAATTTTAATCATTGCTAATAATAATACTAATGCAAGACTACGAGTCGTCAAATGACGTAGGGACACTTCAACCCATCATGGTTATCAAAGACGATACTCATACAGAACGTGATCCCAACAACAACAATTACAACTACAACAATAACTACAACAATAACTACAACAATAACTACAACAATAACTACAACAATAACTACAACAACAACAATTACAACAACAACAATTACAACTACAACAATTACCAAGACTACGACAAACATCACAAAAATAGAGAACAACAAGAACAACTGTGTAATATTGAATTACCATTGGCGGAATGTATAAATAGAAGACGCCAATATCAAAAGTTGATTAATCAAATTTTTGTAAGATTTTCAATGAAATATATTAAAAGACTTCATAAAAAAGTATTGTATGCACAAAAGGAACGTCATCAAATTATAAAACGTAGTAAAATTTACAGAAATCTACAGGAAAAATTATATGCTATCAGTGAATGGAATGGTGATAAACAAAAGAAGGAATATAAAAAATTTTTGAAATGGATGAAAAATCATGATGAATATAAAAAGTTTTTAGAAGAACTAGATATTTCTGATTTAGATTTACTAATCATAATTACATTACAATTATCAGTTCGTATTATGTTGTTCAAGTATTCATATGAACTTGTAGATCATACTCTGAATTATCAAATTCCAAAAGGTAGAGAACTGTTTTATAAAGTGGTGAAACGTGTTTCTAGATTATTTTACGAACATCCAGAGTACATTGATGAATTAGATGAAAAGGAATTCGATATTAATCATATAGTTACAAATGTACTTTATTCTTATATTCCTCTGAATCAAATTTTAGCTCTGATGAAGGATTATGACCATCAAAATACAACTATATATACTTACAACTTTGATAATCTCACCGCATCAGACGATTACAACCCCGTTGAATTAGAACAACCTCGTATTACGTCACCACACAACAGTCACTTAAATGACGCTTTGCTTATGTATGTACCATCTGAAGAATTTGAATACAACTACAATTACAATTCGTCTGACTCTGACAATTTATTAGAAAAAGAATTGAAGAAATTAGAAGAATTAGAGAAAAATTCAGAAGAAGAAGATTTGAAAATGGTGAATATACCAATATTAAAAAGATACAAAAAACTTCCTCAGCCTGGAAAATAATATAAATAATACTTACAAAAAAATTCCTCAGTCTGGGAAATAACTCTTTAACCCACGAGTTTAAAGATAAAAATCTCTGAAAGCCAATATGAAGTTTTTTCAGAATTTATTTTTTGATAATGAAGAAACTGTACCTAAATCAACCAATGTGATTGCCTTTAAAATAGGAAAATCACTTTTAGACTATGAAAAATATGATAAAACATGTGATACGATTACTAAAACCGTTCCGATTGGGCGTATAACGTCTCAAATGATACCAGAGTACCACGGTGTTGGGTCTTTTGTCATAGTTATTAATTCGGATTACCGTAATGGTCCAAATGCTGTTTTTTCAATCTCCAGGGGTGAATTTGAAGTTCCTGGTGTTGTCGGTATTTTATCATCCAGTCCTGGTAAAAATGGTGAAAATTTGTCGTTAATATGCAAAGCTAATGAATATCCATGTATACTTATGGAAAATTTAAATATACATAAGTATAATTTGGCATCTGTTTTAATTACAGTTAAAATTATCTAGTTATTTTGTTACATATTGATTCATTTTGTGACATTTGACTAGCGTCTCATTTTGTTACATTCGACTAGCGTCTCATTTTGTATCTTTGTCTTCTGTCACGACCTTGTATACTGTTGTTACTATTTGTAATCGATATAGTTTCTTGTGTTGGTTTTAATTGTTCATGTAATAAATTTTCATTCTCATCTAATTGTTGTGATAGTGTTTTGATATTCATTTGTTGAACGTTTAATTCTAATTTTGTGTTAGCTAATTCTAATTTTACAAATTCTAATTCATTAGATAATTTTGTATTTGTATCGTTTTTAAGACTTAGTGCATTTTGTAAATCTAAAATAGTTGTATTTTTTTGTTCAATGTCTTTAACAAGACCGTCGTTTTTAGTTGATAATGTACGATTTGATGTTTCCAATTCTGTGATTTTTAGATTAGTTAATGATAATTTATTCGTTAACTCGTTAATAACAGAGTCTTTGTCTTGCAGTTTATCAGCTAATGATTGTTTTTCTTGTTGTATAAGTGTAATTTTTGCTAATTGTTCAGTTATTACTTCTGTTTTGTCACCAGTTTCTTGTAATTTACGCTGCGTGGCCAATTCTTCTTCTAAACAAGTTAATTGATTCATTTTGACCTGCAATTCGGATTGTAAGTTTGCTACCGATTTCTTGTACAAGTCAATTTGTGAATCTTTTTCAGAATTAATAGACATTAAATGTGAATTTTCTCTGTTTAGATCTTCTATTTGGAGTTGGAATTTGTTATGCCCATACTGTTTCTGATTTGCATTAATATGTTCTAAAAATTGGTCTAGTGATGCCGGTTGACTTTGGGTCATTCCATTACTTTGTGTCATTTCTTCGGTCATTCCGTTACTTTGTTCGGTCATGCCGTTCGGTGTCGTCGTTTCGTTGGTTACGTCACTTTGTGTGGTTTGTTCTTGCATTTTATTTTTTATTTATAATTTATAAGTAAAAAATGAACACGTTGCAAGTTATTTTTTCAAATGAGGAATAAATGTAGTAGCTAAATGTGTACCGATTGTTTCAGATGCCGAATTTTGCGAAACATTGGAACGTTGGATTTGTGAGATTTGATGCAACATCATATTTAAAGTTCTATCGAAAAATGCCGCGTCAAAGTTTGGATTTTTGTAATTTTTAAGGATATAATTGAATAATGTCGATGATGTTTTATAAAGATATTTGTGTTTTTTTTGTAAAGTATCAGACCATGCGCTCACATTTTCATTACGAACTACAAGATCATCAATATCTTTGAACAATTCGTTTACTTCTTCGGTTATTTTTGATACATTTGTATCGTGAATATTTCCAGACATCTTTGTTGAACTATATTGAACTATATTAAAAAAAAAATGTATTATTAACGTTGGTAGTTAATTTTAATTAATAATAAGAAATGGAAAGTGTGACGTTAATTCCAGATATTATTAAAAGAATACAATGTCTTGATTATAAAGAAAAATTGCATATTTTTAACATTTTAAAAGGAGACAGCTATGAATATTCAACTAATTCCAATGGTTATTTTTTTAATTTGTCAAAAATTACACCCATTACTCTCGAGAAAGTAACAAAGTGTTTAGAAATGATAGAATCGAATCGAGATATTATTAAAGAAATGGATCGTCGAAGAGAAGAACTTATTGTTTATTATCGTGGTATCATTGAAGATAAATTGCAAATGTCATTAAAAGCAAAAGTAAATGACTACATGACAACACTTAAACTACGAAACACATATTATAATATCCACTTGGTATGTAAAAGAAAAGAGAAAATTAAAAAAAGATTTCGCACTGACGAAGATCCAGATGTATTGATGAAAGAATATGCTCGAACGCTTTGTAAGTATGATAAAAATAGTGTTTATTTTCGAATTGTAAATAAGTTAAAGGCGATGGCGTCTACAAAACTGATTACATACAAAGATGAAAAAGAATTTAATTATATTATGGACGAAAATGAAAATGAATATGGTGAAATAGGAGAAGCTGAAGATCTAGTTGAAGAATTACCTGATATCGCAGACGAAGAATTACCTGAAATCGGAGAAGATTTGCCTGAAATCGGAGAAGAATTACCTGACATCGCACCTGATGGTCTAGACAATGATATTATTTCTTACACCGAAAATGAAATTACGGAAACAGAAACAGATGAACAAACAAAAGAAGAAGAAGAAAATTCTAAGAAAACTTTACTTTATTATAAAAAGTTATTGAATCAACAAGGATTTTCATTTAAGGAAACTAAATTATCACTTGAATATCAAGACTATATTTATTAAACACGTATCATACCAAAATAAATTGAAATAAAAAGAATATAACATTTTATTTCAATGGGTATTCCGTATTATTTTTACACATTGTATAAAAAATACAATACAAATGACAAGTTTCAAATGACTGAAAGTGAACTAGCTAAATATAACATTGAAGATTTATATTTAGATTACAATAGTATGATTCATCCATGTTGTCAAAAGGTACTGAAAGAACTGAAAGAACTGAAAGAACTGAAAGAACTGAAAGAACTGAAAGAACTGAAAGAACTGAAAGAACTGAAAGAACTGAA